TACAACCATGTCGGCTTTTGGGTACAACGCTAACGAGGGGTACGTTAATTTGCTGGCTGGCTGGGGACAGCTAGTGATGGGCGCATATTTCGCAGGCAGGACGGCTGAAAAAATCATGGAAATGAGGAAGAAATGAGCCTAAGCACAGAACAAGCGTCTTTCTTGCTGGATGCCTGCAAACTGATTGAATACGCCACCGCACAGGGCTTCATGGTCACGGGCGGGGAGTTGGCTAGGACACCTGAGCAACAGGCTATATACGTCAAAACAGGCCGCTCCAAGACCCTCAACTCAATCCACCTGAAGCGATGCGCGATTGATTTGAACTTTTTCAAGGCAGGGAAGATAATCTGGGACAAGGAGATGATTGCCCCACTGGGCGTATATTGGGAGTCATTGCACCCCAAGAATCGCTGGGGAGGCAACTTCAAATCACTTGTTGACTGCCCTCACTTTGAGCGCAATGTTGGATAAAGGGACGACGCAATGACACTAATCCCATCATGGGTGATGACTTACGACAGCTTGACCTCCACGGTACTTCAGTACTTGGAGCGTAAAGATGCCTCTGTTGTTGATGCAATTCCCACCTTCATCTCACTGGCTGAGTTTGAAATTGCTCAGGAGATTAAGACGTTGGGTCAATTGCAAGTGGTCGAGGCCGCGATGACCCCTGATAACCCCATCCTGCAAAAGCCTGCCAGATGGCGCAAAACAGTGTCTATGAGCGTCAAGGTGGACGGCAAGAAACAACCTGTCTATCTCCGCAAGTACGAGTACCTCAAAAACTATTGGCCTGATGACACTGAGACCGATGTGCCCTTGTACTATGCAGATACCGATTGGGAGCACTGGTACTTGGCACCCACACCTGATACGAACTACGACTTTGAAGTGCTTTACTACGAGCGTATTGCCCCGTTGAGTTCTACTAATCAGACCAACTGGCTTACTCAAAATGCACCAAACGCTATGTTGTTTGGCACCCTGTTGCAAGCGATGCAGTTCCTCAAAAACGACCAGCGCACAATCTTTCAGCAAAAGTACACCGAGGCGCTTCAAGCTCTTAAAGCAGAGGATGTTGCGCGAGTTGGTGATCGTCAAGCCATTGCCGTGGATTCATAAAAATGACAAGTTACATAAACCCATACACAGGTCAAACAATCAGCCCATCGCAAGTGGGTTATGAGAGCCTGTCGATTAGCGCCGACACCGAACTTCAGTGGCCTATCAACGGCAACACTGACAATGTTGTAGCAAACATCATTGAAGTCACAGCGACGCTCAACACAAACTTAAAACTGTACATGCCGCCTGCGACCTCGGTGTCTACAGGTCAGAGCGTGTTGATCCGCAACATTGGCTCTTATTCATTCACAGTAGTAAACACCAGCGGCACCACCATCGTGTCAATTGCGTCTGGTATTGCTCAATACATTTACGTCACCAACAACACCACCATTAACGGTACTTGGGGTACGGTAACGTTTGGTGCTGGTACATCAGCGGCCAACGCCGCCACATTGGCTGGGTATGGCCTGACAGCGGTTTCTACCACGTTGAACACATCTACGTTGGTTTCAACTTTTTCTTCTAGCTACAGTTTATTACCAGCAGATCAATCATCCCTTTATGCGTGGATTGGCGGCGCTGGCACGGTCACACTGCCCAACGCAGTGGCAGTTGGTGAAGGCTGGTACGTTGTGATCAAAAACAATGGCACTGGCATTTTGAATGTAGCCTTGACAGGTGCAAACACAATTGATGGAAATGCAAGCGCACAACTTCAAATTGCAGAATCGTTTGTGGTGGTTTCCGATGGTTTGAATTACTTCACCTATGCCTACGGACAATCAGCGACGTTCTTCTTTACTCAGCTTACCAAGTCGGTAACTGGCGGTACTGTTACGCTGACCTCAGCAGAAGGCGCAAACATCATTCAAGAGTACCAAGGAGTTTTGACATCAAACTGTACTGTGGTTATTCCTCCAACCGTGCAGTTGTATTCATTTAGGAACAACACAACTGGCTCTTTTACACTAACGTTTACCACTGGTGTTTCGGGCGGCACAACTGTCTCATTGCCGCAGAACCAAACAATTATTGCAATTTGCGATGGCACAAACGTTTACAACGCACAAACATCAACATCTTCAATTATTAATGCATTAACACTGGGTGATGGCTCTGCCGCCGCCCCATCGTTGTCGTTTACATCTAGCGCAACAACTGGTTTGTATCTTGCCGCCAGTAACCAGCTTGGCTTTGCAATCGCAGGCGTGAATGCCGGAACTTTGGCTTCAACCGGATTGCGTATGCCCGTGGGGATTGTTGGTGGAGCTTTTTAATGACCGCAAAAGTTGTCACGCTACAAGTTGGCCCCGGCATCCAAAGGGATAACACGCAATTTTCTTCCGTAAGTTACGTAGACGGCAAATGGGTGAGGTTTCAATATAGCCGACCACGAAAGATTGGTGGCTACACTGGGGCTTTTTTGGACGCAACAGGAATCAGTCGCGGAATGATTATGAGTGCCGAGGATGGCCTCAACTATGTAATATCTGGATACAACAACGGCATTGAACAGTGGACAACTGATAATGACAATGGCGTAGGCTTTGGCCCAACACCAATTGAGCCGACTGGTTCTTTGGAAACAATCACAATTACCAATCAAGGCTCAGGCTATGTCAACGGAACATACACCAGTGTTCCTTTGGTTTCTACGGCAGGCACGGGAGCACTTGCCACTGTGATAGTGGCAGGTAATTTAATTACAAGTGTGGTTGTGACCACAAGTGGTATTAACTACGTCCACAATGCGTCTATCACCATCAACAATGCAAGTATTGGCGGTTCTGGTTCCGGTTTTGCCTCTTACGTTAACGATTTGACTACCTATGCCCCAAGTGACAACACGCTATGGCAGTTTGATATTGGATATGACGCACTGGGCAATGGGGACAACAACCTGATCGCCCACCCCGGTCAAAACCTCAATGACATCTCGTCTTCAATAAACACACGCCCCATGTTTGGCACATTCACAGGGTCAACACTAACTCCTGTGGGGGTGTTTACGGCAACAGGCACCACCACAAGTGGATCGCCTACTGTCACCTTTCCAACAACAATTGCGGCAATTGGCGCTGGCGTGTCCGTGACTGGTACGGGCATCCCCACAGGCACCACCGTAGTATCGGCTTTAGAGGTTTTGGGTATTTGGACGGCCACGTTGAGTGTCAACGCCACTGCATCAACCCCAAGTGCATTATTGGCCGCTGTTGCCGTTACTGGCACTGCCGGACAGTTTTCTTGCACGGCGACAACCAACATTGCAGTTGGTCAAACGGTTGTAGTTACTGGCATATTGACGGGCACTGCTACAGGAATTTCTGCTGGTACGTATTACGTAATTACCACCAACACAACAAGCACATTCACGTTGTCGGCAACGTTTGGCGGCACCGCCATTGTCACAACCGCAGGCACGACCACTGGCTTGACTTTTGGTGCTTACGCGACATTGACCTTTGACAACAACATTGAGGTGTCTGGTGGCATCGTGATGCTGTTCCCATACCTGTTTGCCTATGGCAACTATGGTTACATTTCCAACTGCGCGGCAGGCGACTTCAGTAACTGGACTTCTGCCGACTCCAATAGGAACAACGTGTCATCCACCAAGGTGGTCAAAGGACTGCCTCTGAGGGGCGGTACAACGTCTCCTGCTGGCCTATTCTGGACATTGGACTCAGTGATACGGGTGACTTATGCACCAACCACCGTTGGCAACCAGACTTTCTACTGGAAATACGACCTCATCACCCAGCAGTCATCAATTCTGTCCAGCCAGTGCGTTATTGAGTATGACGGCATTTTTTACTGGTGTGGAACAGACCGATTCTTGGCCTACAACGGCGTGGTTCAAGAGTTGGACAACAAACAAAACTTCAATTACTTTTTTGACAACCTAAATTATGCCCAGCGACAAAAAGTGTGGGCAAGCAAAGTGCCGCGCTGGGGTGAAATTTGGTGGTTCTTTCCGTCTGGCACCAGTGAAGAGTGCAACGACGCAATTATTTACAACGTGAGAGAAAAGGTCTGGTATGACGCAGGCCAAGCTTTGGGCGCTTATCGCTCTGCTGGTGTGTTTTCTGAAGTGTTTCGTCGGCCTATTTGGGCTGGTAACGTCGAG